TCTAAGTGTTGGACTGAACCTTCGTTGGCTGATATATCTTTCCAAATGTTTTCTAACTCTTTACCTTTTAAACCTTTACCTTTAAAAAGCTTTTCAAGATATTTATTTTTTACTTGATAGCTTCCGGATAAAGTTTTGTGAGTATAGCAGTTAGCCCTGTAAGGTTCAATACTAGGAGAAGTACCACTGCAGATAATCCCACTACTAGCATTAGGAGCAATAGCAAGGAGATTAGCATTACGCTTACCACTGCCGTGGATATCAGGAGCCTCACCCCTTTGAATAGCCAACTCTTTAGTTGCTTCCTTTGCCTTTCCTTTAATGTAAGTAAATGCCTTAAAGTTAAACCCAGTTGCGTAAATCCCTTCGAAAGGAAGTGACCTAGATTGAAGATAAGCATGGAAACCCATAGCACCGAGACCGAGACTCCTTTCTCGATACGCTGAGTAGGCACTCTTGGTAAAGCCTTCTTTGCCTTCTTTAACATATTTTTGAAAGCGTTTAAAATTTGCACTGTATTCTCCTAATTGTGTTGTGTCTATTGCGTTGTCAATGTAATGCTGTAAAACATTGTCAAGCATGGTTATTAAATCCTCAATGAACTTATCATCTTTTGACCAGTCATCAAAGTGTTCTAAGTTTACAGATGATAAACAACATACTGCTGTTCGTTCTTCATCGGTTGGTAAAGTAATCTCTGAACATAAATTACTCTGTCTTATTTTAAGACCTAAATCTTTTTGAGCTTTTGGTAAAGCATCGTTACATGCATCAATATTAATCATGTAAGGCTCACCTGTTTCTGCTCTAGCATGTATAATTTGCCACCATAAATCTCTAGCATTAACTATCTTAACAGCTTCATTACTTTTAGGGTCTATCAATCTCCAGTCTTCATCGTTCTGTACTGCTTCAAGAAAAGAATTAGTAATGTTTATACCGTTATGTATGTTAAGATTTTTTCTGTTTATATCTCCACCTGATTCTTTTCTCATGTTTATAAACTCTTCAATCTCAGGGTGGCTTATATCCATGTAAGCTGCATAGCTACCACGTCTTGTTGTGCCTTGATTAAAGGCTAACATCTGTGAGTCTACTACATGCATGAAAGGAATTGAGCCAGTAGAACGACTGCCATGAGTAGTAGAAATACCGTTACTCCTAATATCGCCCCAATATCCACCGATGCCTCCACCTGAACTTGCCAACCATATATTCTCGTCATAGTGAGCAGATAAACCACTGCGACTATCAGGAACATAATTAAGGAAACAACTGATAGGAAGCCCACGGCTTGTACCCCCGTTGCTAAGTATAGGAGTGCTAAACATGAACCAACGAGAGGAACTGTAGTTGTAAAGTCTTTGAGCCAGTTCAAAATCTGTCTCGCCTTTGAAGGTTGCTCCGAAGACTGAGGCTCTTGCGAATGCTTCTTGTGCATGTGTTTCTCCTTCCCAAAAATATCTATCTTTGAGTGTATCTAAACTAAATTTATCAAATGTTTTTTCTTTATCGTAGTCTATTTCAATTCCTAAGTAAGGCTTAGTTCCTATTTTATCTTCAATCATCTTCGTTGTCCTGTAAATGTATAGCTATTATAGCATAGTGTACTATCTTTAGCAAGTCCATTTTGTTCTTACCACCTTTCTGTCCATATCTCATAGCATATTTCATGATGTTTCCTATAGCAAAACCCTCTCCATGTCCTGCATCTATTATCATATCTGTGGCTTGATATTTACCATTAGAATAATGTAAGCCATACGTAGCATCTACATACCGTTGTAAGTCTTTTATTATTTCATCTTCGTTAAATTTATAATTCATCTTTTCTCCAGTTATCAGGTAAAGTATTTTCACTATACCATGTAAAATTATTTGTTTCAGCCCATTCAGCGTGGGTTCTTTTCGTTCCATTCTTTCTCTTCTTAGCCTGTGGCATAGGTGCATAAGGACTAAGAAATAAAAACACTAACTCTTGATTAGGTTTTAAAGCTTTGCGAATCCAAACATATTTATTATATTCTTGGTAGTCCCAAAATCTACCTTTGGCTTCTAATAAATATTCTTTGTTTCCTATTTTCTTTACAAAGTCAGGCTCATATTTATGCTCAACTATATAAGGAACTTTGTTTGTATGATGTTCCCACTCTTGTAAAACAGTGGTGTGTAAAGTATGTTCCCATTTAGAATCATATCCTTTAGGTATGTCTTTTTCTTTTGGTCTAACCTTCCTAGGTTTTCTGTATCCGACCATTACATAACATCCGAGTAAGTAATATCATTAATGTTTTTATTAACTTTCTTTATCTTTTGTGCAAACCATCTAGGGGTATACGCAGAAACCATAAGTTTATTGTTAGCATAGAAGTGTCTTTCTTCAGGTAAATATTTTTCAAAGTTATTTACATTTACTTTTTTTTGTTCTTCTTCTACAAGCATACTCTTTAACCATTCAACTACAAATTCTTTTGATAGCTTACGTACTTGTTTTGCTTTTCTTTGATTCATAATATTATTTCCTCAACCTTTGGTTCTTTAACAACCTGTGTAAAATATACAGGACCTTTAGCGTAATTAAAAACTCTAAGTCCTTTACCATCGTTAGACTCTTTATGGCATTCTATTTTATGAGGACACCAACCACAGTTTTTAGCTAACTTCATGTTGCCTGAAACACCTTCAGGTACAGTGGGATAACAAAAATCAGGAGGTGTGTCCTTTACTATTAATTCTTTTACGTTATCTATCTTAGAAACTATATTAGGTTTTTCTATATCATCAGGTATGTAAGTACAAAGCTCTCCTGTTTCTTTATTCATAACTAAGAAACCACCTTTACTTGTACCTTCTGCTTCTTCATATCCTGCAAGTTGTGATAGGTATCCGAAGGCATCATCTTCACTAAGTGTACCTTCTTTAAACTTCTTAAAGGCATAGCCTGATGCAGTCTTTACATCTACTACTTCACCATCAATCTTACAGTCCATGTGTCCTTTAATACCGTTTACAGTTATTTCTTTTTGCATAGAAGAAAGTTTATGTCCTGAAAGTTTAACAAAGAATAAAAGTAAAACCTCAAGTAAATGTCCGTATAAAAATTTAATCTGTATGTTAGGCTCTAGTTTTTCTGTTGTATCAGATTGTGTGTGAGCATCATACCATAAACGTCTTTCAGGTTTACCTATGTTAGACATCCTAAGTGTTTCTTTAGATGTTCTATCTTGAGGGGTAGCCCAATGTTTTAAAGCATCAGCCATTTCTTTACCAAACTCTTCATAAGTTTTTTCTGAAATGTTTAGCTCATTGCCTTCTGTCAGTGAATCTAACAGGGCATAAATATCTGGTACTAAATTACTTAGTTTTTTCTTTGGCATTTTCTGCTTCCTTGAATGCTTTAATTACATCCGATGAGAATAGTTTTTGTAAATTAACAAGGAACATTCTACTTGCTTTATGGTCTCCACCACATACAGTTTTAAATGTATCTAATTTATCTACGATAGTTTTAAGAACATCTGTTTTAAAAACAAGAGTACAGAACTCATTATCACCAACACATAAGTTATGAAACCAATAGTCTGCTTCAGTAGCTTTAATGCCTGAAGGCTTACCCCACGACTCATATTCTATACATATGTTTCCTGTTTTCTGCCACATATCTTTTTCTGATTTAACTTCTATCTTTTTATCTGTAAGCATTTCTGCTATCTTTTCTTCTCTGACTGTGCCATAAGCCAAATCTATATCAAATTTCTTTCTGTTTTCTTTAGTGGGTTTCATACCAACTGTCTCCTATTTTATATTCACCTGTTAAAGGACAACGCATTTTATAATGTTCTCCTGCTTTTTCTATTGCTTCTACTCCAAGCCTACCTACAAAGTCTGCTTGACTTTCAAGCACCTGTATTTGCCATTCATCATGTATGTTAGCTACAAACTTTGCGTCTAAAGTATTTAGTCTTATATTATTTTCTAATATAACTAATGCTTTCTTCATAGCTATTGCACCACCACCTTGTAATAAAGTATTTAATGCTGCATGTTTGTGTCTTAAAAGAATCTTACGACCATCTAACCCTTTAAGGTAGCCCTTCTCTGCAGCTCGGTCAACTCGTTCCTTAAGAGTTCTAAGTGTTGGTAGACCAGTAAGAAACCGTTCTCGCAATCGCTTACCGTCTGCTCTATTTCCTTTAATGATGCTTCCAATTTTTTCATCTCCTGCCCCGTAAATGAGTGCATAGATGAAAGTTTTTGCCTCATCTCTTGATTTAAGTCCAGCAAACTGTTGGTTAGCTGTATGAATGTCTCCGTTGATAATTTCATTTACATAATCCTCGTCAGCCATATAGTGTGCTAACAATCTTAGTTCTAAACCACTTGCATCTATACCTACAAGTTTGTATCCTTTTGGTACTGTCCAACATGACCTACATTCTTTACCATAGGGACTGTAAACAGCAGGTACTTGAGCCATATTAGGATTTCTATGAGCCATACGACCCGTGATAGCACCAGTACAAATGACTGAACCATGTACCCTGCCGTCTTCTTCGTTTACGGCATCAATCCATGAATGTACTTGGGCTAAACGCTTTTGATATAGCAAGAAGTCTGCTATAAGCTGTGCTTCTTTTATGTGAGTAATCTTTTTAAGAGTGTTTTCATCTACAATAGCTTGTCCTGTTGGTGTAAATTTATTTGGCTTCCAACCAAGTTCTTGTAGTCTTTGTCCTATTTGTTTTCTAGAACCTAGATTAAACTCTTGAAGTGTCTTTCTCATGAAAGGTTTTTGTTCAAGCGTACCATCTATTATATCAGAGTACTCTTGTTCTGTCAATCCCTGTTTAGAAAGTTTACCATCTTTTTTTAGTTTAGGTTTAACAAGTTTATCATCAATCCAAATTGGTTTAAATGTTTCATGTACTTTATCTTCTGTTTCTTTTAATTTACAGCTTAAGTCCGAAGCTAAAAACATTGCTTCTTCATCATTAAATAAGAAACCATTTTGTTTTTGTTGTTCAAGAATATGTGTAACTTTATGTTCTAACTTTATACATTCTTTTGAAAAACCAATAGATTCTTTTCTCAAATAATTAAATAATTTATAATTTATATCTACATCTCTTTCACAATAAGATAACATTTCTTTTGTAAATGCAGACCATTCAGGAGAATCTTTCTTAGGTAGTCCTAGTTTATAACCCCACTTAGCTATACTGTGTCCACCTTCTCTTGTAGGATTAAGTAGCCTAGATAAAACAAGTGTGTCTATAACTTTATCTGAATGATATAAGTCTACACCAGTAAGCTTTTTAATTACAGGTATATCATATCCTAGTATGTTATGACCTATAAGCCTGTCTGCTTTTTGTAAGAACTTTATGCCTTCGTTA